TTATTATAATTCGTCCGATCCTTCTGCAATCGCCGCTGATGCAGATTACGATGCGCTATTAGAACTTTATCAATCCTTGCAAAAAAACCCAAAGCCTCGTATTGGCGCCACTGTTGCTGCACATTTTAAAACAAAGCTACCACATTACATGGGTAGTCTTGACAAAATTAAGGCATCGGATGAATCAAAGCTGACAAAATGGGCGAATACATCATCCTATCTTGTACAACCAAAATTGGATGGTGTATCTGGTTTGTATGTGTGCAACAATGAAACCTATACACTGTATACGCGTGGAGATGGAGTTCATGGAACCAATATTAGTTCTTTGCTTCCCTATCTTAAAATACCAAAATGTAAAAATGACATTGCAGTGCGTGGAGAAATTTTAATGCGCAATGATGTCTTTCAATCAAAATATGCTCTCAAATTCAAAAACAGCCGAAATTTGGTATCGGGATTGCTTAATTCTAAAAATCCTGATACAAAAATTTTGAAAGACTTGATTTTTATGCCGTATGAATTGTTGTCCAACAAGTTGACTCCTGAACAACAACTTGTATTGTTGTATAAAGCGGGATTTGCACGCATTGATTACCAAGTAATACCAAAACCAAATATATCAACACTTCAAAACTATTGGAATGCTTGGAATGTCGATTACCAATATCCTACCGATGGAATTGTACTCATTAAAAATAATGCAAACCCGATCAACGCGGAAGGCAACCCTGACTCTGCCATTGCCTTTAAACAAAATAAACAGACATCATTGGCGACTGTCAAACAAGTTTTATGGAATGCTTCCAAATACAATTTGCTAAAGCCAAGAATTGAAATTGTACCTGTTGAACTTGGAGGTACAACAATTTCCTATTTAACTGGTTTTAATGCAAAATATATTCAAGACAATAATATTGGCGCCAACACAGTTCTTGAAATTACTCGCAGTGGTGATGTAATTCCACATATTACTAGAATTGTTTCGAGTACCGTGGCTAGTATGCCGAAAATGAATTATGTTTGGAATGATACTGGAGTGGATATTATTTTACAGGAAGAAACCAATAAACAAGCTCTCGTAAAGCAAATTCACTTTTTCCTAAAAACTTTGGGTATCAAGCATATTGCTGAAAAGTCGATTGAAAAAATGGTGTCTGGTAGTTATGATAGTATTGCCAAAGTTTTGTGTTTGACCATTGCACAATTGCAAAGCTTGGGGTTTGGACCCGTTGAAAGTGAAAATATTTATAAAGCGTTGACAGACAAGTCTTTGATTAACAACATTCCACTGTATCTTTTGATGACTGCATCAGGCATTTTTGGTCACGGAGTAGGTACTCGTAAAATTCAAAAGCTTTTGCAAGCATGTCCGAATGTAATGACTGTCGATTTTGAAACTGCCATTTCAAAAATTGTTCAAGTCGATGGATGGAGTCACGATGGTGTTACAAAGTTTATGCAAGATTTGCCCAAATTTAAAGAATTTTTAACTCAATGTCCAAGTTTGTCGGTACAAGGTCCACAACTACAACAAACTTGCGTTGTTGAAAACAAAAAAACGCAAAATATTGTATTTTCAGGATTTCGAGACAAGGATTTGGAAGTCTCCATTGTAAATCAATATAAAGTTGTGGATGTTGTAAATGCGACAGTTAAATTCGTGATTGTCAAAGATACAACCAAAGAAACGACCAAAACTAAAAAGGCAAACGACTTGAAAATTCCAGTCCTTAGTCTAGAGGAATTTAAAGAGAAAAATAAATTGTAGATAACCATTGGTAAACTGTAAAGAAATAAATACAAATTACGGTGAAAAATAGTAGAAAACCGTTTAGATAATTCTTCATGTTGGATAGGTAAAATTGAAAATAACTCGTTACAATAAACGGAACATAATGAAGCATAAAGTCCAATGGCAAATAGAAGGCTTTGCTATGTAAAATTGGAAATAAACTTGAATAATAAGATTGTATTTTAGCTGGTTCTAAAAATATATGAGTCAAAGTTGTCACAAGCATAACCCAAAAAGTACAAAACCAACAAAACGATAGGAAATTTGCATCTATATTTTTTTGTATCACACTGACAATTATTAGGATCAATTCAAAAATTAAACTCCAAATTGTAAAAGACAGTATCAATCGTAAATAAGTATTCATTTTTATTGATATTTAAAATGAATACAGTGCTTTCAATTTTTTATTTTTGCTGTAATAGTTTAATAATTTGTTGTACATATTTGTTTGCGGATTGTTGTGACAGCTTTTGTAATCCTGGAACTTGCACTTGTCCTTGTTTTCGTTTGCGTGGACACGAAATTTTTTGACTTCCAGGAATCTTACATTCCGACATGTGACAATTTGTGGCATAATTATAAAGCATGTCTAAAATATCAGAAAAAGTTAAATTGTCATCTTGCGTCAATTCTTTGGCAAGTTGAATATAATGATTTCGAAAGTTTTCAAAATGGTTCAAGGATGGAATAATAAAATAAATAATAATCAAAAACTCGCGTTGATTGGGAGAGATTTTACACCACTTGTTTACAAATGAATATTCTTGCTCACTATAAAGTGTACGAATTAAGAAAAAGAGAGTCCAACTTTGGCAAAAGGCGTCCATCGGGTGATTCGATGCATGATTTCCATTATACTGAATTCCCCAATTCTTTCCACAAAAAGTAAAATCTGTACAGCGTCCCAAGTCATATTCATAATCTTGTTGTTTTAATTGTTGTTGTCTTTGTTTGGATATAAGTCCGGCTTTATGGAATGCCATACGAATACAGGGCACAATTGTTTTTTGACCGTGATGATAGACTTCGACTCCGGGATCAAAGCTTGCAAGCTTTTTGGCATCTCTTTCATAAACATAGGAAACAAAATGGACCGAATTTCCGTCGTAACTTACACATACTGTAAATAAGGAAAACGGTTTTTGTTGTAGAGTTTCCATGTTTTGTGCAACAAATTGATCAATACTTTCATCAAACACTGGCATTTCAACTACCGGTTCTGATACTTTTGTTAAATTTTGTTCACATTTGCGAATAGTTTTTTGCTGTTTTTGTTTTTGAGTAAGAGAAGGTCCACTATAAGATAAATGCCAAGTTCCTAACCATTGATGGGTATCTTGTTTATTGTTCACACCAATATAATAGTTTATAATATCTCTACGATCATCAGAATCATTTGCTGCATAGATAAAGGATTGCAATAAATTAGAAATTATGGGAGAATTACAAATATCGTTGGATTCCATCCTTTTCTTTATTAAATTAATTTTAATTTTTTGTAAATTTATAAATGTTGTTTTTACCGAATGATTTAATTTCTTGTATTTATGATTATGATGCAACTTACCATCAAATTTATAGAATTGTAATCCAAAATATACCAAAGTATATTGTATTTTCAGTTATTGTGGAAAAATATGATAAACGAAGATTTATAATTGATTTAGATGACACAATGATTATTACCAATAGTTTAACTTCTCCAAGTTTCAAATCAACCGTCTATTTTTACAATGAAGAAGATAGACTTTCCTACATCGCATTGATGTGCGATTGGAAACGAGAAATTAAAGTTCCTTCGATTCTATATTTTGCTAGTAAATTTATGAGCTTGACGGAATATGTTGAATATTGAAAAAAATTGATTTTACATTGTTTTAATTTTCTGTAAAAAATAACAATATGACGATTTGTTTAAATGAATCTGATGACGATGAAAAAATATTGACTGAAATACCTATTTGGAATGGCAATTTTTATAATTACTGTCTCAATGTGTTTTATCCTTTATTGATTGCTTCAAAAGAATGTAATGCCATTACAACGTTAAATACAGAAGTTATAATACAGCAAAAAAAAGGTAAAAAAAACCTTTTATTGAAAACATACAATCCCCTTTATACTATATATTATAAATATATATCCCTTGCTAATATTATTGTTGATGTTGCAGGATGGGATACTTATTACGATATTGAATGGATTGTTGAACAAGTGTATTTGAAAACTCTAGTAATACTTGGTACAAAATTTCCAGTAAATATTTTATATTGCATCGTAGATTATTTGCGTGTGATAGTTCCAAATGATAAACAAAATAATGGTGATGATTAAATAATTTAAACTAAATTTTAGATTTAAAATTTAAAGTATTATAAACTAAATGTACAAATTTCTTTTCAACAATGTAAAAAAAATTATACCCAAAATATCTGAGACTGAGATTATTGCGCTAAAATCTGGAGGAATTTCGATTGATCGAGAATTGTTTCGAGGTAAAGTTGACTATAAGAAATTATTTAAAAAATCATTGACGACTCACGATGAACAACTTTTAAAAAATACAAATAATATTTTGAGCAAAATTGGACAACAATCTTTATATCCCAACACAAACATTAAAAATATTCTCGCAACCCTGGGAGAATCTGGTTTGTTGGGGATGATTATTGACAAAAAGTACAATGGTAATCGCGTTTCAATTCAAACACAATCAAAGATTTTAACCAAAATTTCTTCTTATAATCCTGCGCTAGGTGTCGTCGTCATGGTACCAAATTCATTAGGTCCTGGAGAATTACTACAACATTATGGTACCGAAGAACAAAAGAATTATTATTTACCCAAACTTGCGAATGGAACCATGATTCCTTGTTTTGGATTAACGGGTCCAAATAATGGTAGTGACGCAACGGGACAAATTGATAAAGGTGTGGTGGTCAAAGACATCAATGATAATTCCATCAAAATAAAAATTCGTCTAAACAAGCGTTATATTACTTTAGCGCCTGTTTCAAATGTCATTGGGATTGCTTTCAATCTTGAAGACCCGCATAACATTATTGGAAGATCGGGAATTACAGTTGCTTTAATTGAATCGGGTCATCCAGGATTATTACAAGAAACCTATCATAACCCAAATAATACAGGATTTCCCAACGGAACAATTAAAGGAGAAATTGAGATTGAACCACATCAAGTGATTGGCGGTTCTGAAAGTATTGGAAAGGGATGGCAAATGTTGATGGAATGTCTAGCAGTAGGACGAGGTGTAAGTTTACCTGCACAAGCCAATGGTTCATCCAAATATATCACTGCTGCGATATCAAAGTATATTCAAATTCGAAAGCAATTCAATATACCAATTGGAAATATGGAGGCAATTCGTGAAAAATTCATCCACATGTACTTGAATACTTGGATAATTCACAGTTCCGTACACTTTATGAATGATATTTTAGATAATGGATCGACTCCTTCAGTATTGACAGCAATAATGAAACAACAAACGACCGAAAGAGCTCGTCTTGTACTAAATGATGGAATGGATATATATGCAGGTAGTGGCATTTGTACAGGTGAAAACAATTTCTTTACCAAATTTTATCATTCTGCACCGATTGGTATTACAGTAGAAGGGTCCAATACTTTGACTCGTTCGCTAATTATTTTTGGTCAGGGGTTAAATAAGAGTCATCCTTTTATTTTTCCAATATTCCAAAGTATTCAGGATAATGATATCAAAGCCTTTCAAAAAAATTTTAATGCAATGTTGAAAGAAATACTTGTTAATTATGCAAAAGTCTTACAACCGTCCTTTAGTTGGAAGGAAAAGGACAGGCTAGAAAAGTTGACTTTAAAGTTTAGTTTAATGGTTAATTTTGTTGCCTTGTTGGGCGGTCAAATCAAATCAAAACAAATGATATCTGGATGTATGGCCGATATTACTTCAAATTTGTTTTTATCTTATAGTTTATTGTGGTATCATAAAATGGAATTAAATGATCAACATATAAATTTAAGAAATGCTTGCATAGAGTACCTATTAAGAGATGTAGAAACGAAATTAAATACTGTCATTTATAATTACCCTTTTGCGATTTTAAAACCGTTTTTATTACCTTTACAATCTCGTGTTTCTACAACAAATTTTGAAAACTCGAGCAAGTTGTATAAATACATTATAACGAATAAAGACTTGGAAAAAATACTTTGCAATGATATTTATTACCACGGCACGGTACTGGAAAAAATGGAAAAGCTTGAATCGTTGGATAAAAATTCTACAGAGTATGAGCAATTATATCAGGATATAATCAGTGTTGGAGAATATAAAGTTCCTGTTTGAAGACTTTTCGGAGCAAAATTTCATATCTCTAAAAGTTCACGATAGCGTGGGGAAGTCCACCACAGTGCAAAATAACCTAGACAACTAAATACAATTCCGATTGCGCACAAAGATAACAAAGAAGTCGATAATGAATCTGTTAATGCGTACATTTTTAGAACTTGATCACCACTGTGTAAGCACATTTTGCTGGCTGGATCACATTCAAAAGTTTGACCTTTGAATTGATTAGTTGCTAGAGCTTCAAATACCCAATGTATAAAAGAAATTTTTGGAAAGAATTGCAACCATTTGGGCAAGTTCTTCAAATTGATAAAAACACCCGCAAACATGAAAAATACAATATTAAGAGGGGGTGCAATAGCAGTTGCGATTTCAACAGATGAAGACAATCCAGAAACAAAAATACCCATAAACATTGCAACAATTGATTCAATAATAATGATTACTAAAAACATGAAAAAACGATCAATTTGAGAATTTAGCCCAACCAGCCAATAAATAATCAAACCAAATATAATAGGAGATATCAAGGTAAATGGAGTTTCGACAACAATTTTGGATAAGTAATAAGCAGGTAATGAATAAAATCCAGACTTTACTTCTTTTTGAACGAGCAACTTTTCGTCAACAAACAAATTAATTATACCTATAACATTAGAAAACGCCATATTTATCGAGATGAAGAACAAGATTCCAATCTTGTCTTGAATTCCAGATTGATTGTTGGTAGATTTTGAATAAATCGCTCCCAATACAAGTGCAAAAAATATACTGGTTCCCAATTTTATTTGAAAAGCAAATGTATTACGAATGCTATTGGTCCAAGAACGCCATAATAATAGACTCAGCGAGCTATTTGAATGCTTTGGCGCAGGGTAAAGATTGCAAACTTCTTCACTGGAATTAAAATTTTCCATCGTTTTCCAATGTGTCACCAACTTTTGTATTTGAGTTTCGGACATACTTCTATTGTCTTCTGAACTATAATCGATGGAAACTAAATCTAAAATAAAATCGGCAGGATTGTAATTTGTTTGACAAATAAATCCCAAATATTCAAAATATTCCAGAACTTGTTGATACGGACCACAATAAACTGTGTAACCCTCGCTTAGTAAAACAAGATTATCAATTTTTTGCATTAATATTGAGCTTGGCTGATGTATAGATGCAATAATGGTTTGTCCAAGCTGGGACAAATTCTTCAAGTTTTGAAAGATTACGAGAGCTTGAAAAGAATCGAGTCCACTTGTAGGTTCATCGAGTAACAAGACAGTAGGATTTTTTAACAATTGAACAGCAATCGCGACGCGTTTTTTTTCGCCTCCCGATAAACCGCGGACTTTTTCATTTCCAACCAAAGTATTTTGAGATTTTTCCAAACTCATTTGAGATATAATAAATTGAATATTTACATTATTCCCATTAAATTTGGCTGCCAATGAAAGTGTTTCTTTTACAGATAAAAATGGAAATAATGAGTCCTGCTGTTCAACATATCCAATAAAACTTGTAAATGTTTTTTCATTTCGAATTTTATTATTGACAAGCACTTTTCCTTTCAAATCAATATTTTTTTCGTCTTGAATTCGACAAGCCAAGACATTCAAAAGGCTCGTTTTACCTGATCCCGAAGGTCCCATAATGGCACTAATTTGCCCAGACGGGGCTTTACCAGATACAC